ACTTCCATTATTTCTTTTGGAAGTGTATATTCATCTACATCTTTCTTTAGTTCTATTGAGTAAAAATCTTCTTCAACTGCATTTTCGGATCTTTGTTGAATTTTAGATATAGCAACTTCAACTGCTAAATCATAATGATCCGGGTCTAATTCAATATCGACCATGCCGTCACCAAGCAGTAATCTTACTTCTTTAATTAATTCGTTTCTAACTTTGCTATTCTTTGGCATTGATTATCTCCAATATAATGTATTTATCATTTTGAGGAGGTAATAAAAAACCCACTCCTAAGAGTGGGTCTTTAAATTGTTTATATTAGCTAATTTTAGTTTAGTTCATAACCACGTGCAACTGGCATGTCTTCCATAAATGCTTTATGTTTTGCAACATCATAGTTCATATTATGACCTTCATGAGTTACTTCATTACCATTTATGTTGTCAATAGTTGCTACTTCATATGGAATGTCTGTATATGTTTCGTAATCATATGTAATACCACAATCATTATTCATCCATTCTCTAAATGCTGGAACGTGATGCTTGTAAACGTCATGGTGTCTTGCATTCATAAATGTAATAGTGTAAGCAGTTTTGTTTGCATCTGAAGGATGCCAACCATAGATTTTGATATCTTCGTATACCATTTCTTTTAACTGTCTTGATGATTTAGTGCCGGTATCAGCAATATATTCATCTAATTTGATTCTTAAGATTTCTGCAGGATCAATTCCTTCATGTGCAGTTTTTACTGCATCAGGAATAGTAACTTCTGCAAAATATAATCTTTTCTTATCGCTCATGTAACTTCTCCCGGGATAAAATTATTATCTTTAAATGTGATACTCGTCAGTATCTACTGAACTATTTATCAAAAAACCTTAAGAAGTAGGGTATGTTCGTTAATTCTGCCATTCATCTTAGTCTCGACAGATTTGATAGCAGAAAACTCTTTATTTAATGAACGTTTTGTTATCTTTTTAAATATAGGTAATTGCTCTTGTGGCTTACGTAGTGTCTTTTGTAGACTTTCATCTTCTTTGAAACGTATCATTGTAGTTCCTTTTACACTAAGACCTGAGCCTTCTCTTCCTAGACCCATTGGATCAACACTACTTGCATGATAGACACCTACTTTACGTGTCTTTGTATTATAGACAACTGCTATATTGGCTCCTACTAGTTCTATAGGATTGATACTTACTGAACCTGATTCTGTATGTTCTTTACAAAACTTAAGATTTTTAACTAGTTTTTCTGCACTAACTGGTTTCTTCTTACGAGGCTTTCGGTCAAATTTTGCATTAGCTATAATCATATCACATGCTTGTACAATAGATTTGTACATTTCATGCATTGCTTTGATTTCAGATTTTTCTAGATGTTGGTAACCTTCAATTAATTGATTGTGCCAATCAAGTTCTTTTTCGGTCATATTTTTTGTTGAAGGTGGATTGATAAGTTCATCGTATTCTTTAAAACAACCCTCATATAGTTCTTTAATTATCTTGGCATGATTTGCTTTTGCCTCTACTTTACGTAATAGACTTAAAGGCTTAAAAGTTTTCAAAGCACCAGTAGTCATTTCAAAACTATTGATAAAATCATCAATATCATTAGTCATTGAATATGCTTTCAAACGTAGCAATTCTTGAATACTAGGTCTATGTACATTCTTTTTCTTTTGTTCTTCTTTTTCTTTTTCGTCTTTTTCTTGTTTTACTAACTTACCCTTTTCCATTGCTTTTTCTATTCTTTGTTTGATAAAGTTGGAAGCTGGTTGTATATGTCCTGTTGTACCTGCAAGTGTTTGCCAATAATCATCTTCTTTTTGATTGAAATCTGGCATTCCGTCTAGTAACAACTTACAAGAAATGGCCGCAGTAATACTTAATTCGTAATCAGGTGCAGATTTTACACAACGAATATCTTCATTTGTGTATCCATTCTTTTCCATCCACTGAATAGCAAAAGGATATAAATCTGCTGGCTTATAGTTTTGATAATAAAACTCTCTAGCGGCTTGATGTTTACGATGAAATACTTCACCCGTCCAGGTTTCCCAACCTTCCCATTTAGGTGATTCAAGTTTTGCTCCTCTACGAGGTGAGGCTCTCTTGATATTTTTCTTTCGTTTTGCCAGTGCCATTAAAGGACTCCTATAAGTTGTTACGAATCAAATTTATTATAATTTCTATTTAACAACAATACTCGATTTTTGTCAAGTTTTAACTTGATCCGTGTTGTTATCAAGAAGTTTTACATCTTCCATGATGTCTTTTTGCAAAGCATTTATCAATAAGGCACTTCTAAATTGGTTGGAATGATTAGGCATAGTACTATGTAATGTTCTACCATCATACATTAATACATCACCTGGTTTAGCTAAAAATTGTTGTCCTTCAAGTAAGAGTCTTTCGTTGTAGGCTTCTCGATTCTCTTCCAAATCTTCAAAATCAATTTTTTCTAAATGTGATCCAGGCAAATATGCAGTACCGCCATTTTCTAAAGTAAAGGGATCTAGTGGTATAATTATTTGTACTCCTAATACTCTATCTGATTGATTAAATTCTTTAAATCTGTAAGGAGTATCGATATGTGCATAAACTTTTGAGGATCCACCTCTTGTTGTAATACAATCAACTGCATATATTCCCCATGCACCTTTTTGAAATATTGCATCAATATGACTTACTAATCCCCAAACTACAGGTTTCCAAAATTCAGAAGGTGGTTTTGTAGTCCACCAAACATCATATTCTCTACCTAATTCATGTGAATCGTAATATTTCCCGTCACATGCGTTGCCTCGATGAATTCTTTCTGGATTTAATGCCCATAATTTGAATTGTTGTATTGCAAAACTTGGTAAATAGTCTCTTACAACAATATAGCCTTGATTATTATCGTAGTTCATGCTCTTTCCCTTTAAATCTATTTAGTTATAATAAGATAAATACGTATAGAAGTCAAGGAAAAAGATATGCCAAGATTAAGTTTATGGAACCCACGTAAGGGAAATGATTATAAGTTTATAGATAAAACAGTGAAAGCCCACTTTGAACATGGTGGAACTTCACTACTTGTCCATAAATATTTAGGATCACAAGATACAACTGATCCAAATTATGACCCTACAAAACCAGCAATTCAAGACTTGCTATTCATGGAAAATCGTGATAGAAAATATGACGATAACATCTATGACTTACGTGGTGTCTATACTGTTACAGACCAAGATATGGACTTATCTCAATTTGGTATGTTCTTAGGGAACGACCAAATTATCTTTACACTACATCTAAATGATATGGTTGAAAAGATGGGAAGAAAGTTAATGACTGGTGATGTAATTGAACTTCCTCATATGAGAGAAGACTTGTTACTTGACGAGGATGCTCCGGCTGTAAATCAATATTGGGTGGTACAAGATGCATCAAAGGCCGCAGAAGGCTTTGATCCAGGTTGGTGGCCACATATTTGGCGTGTACGTGCTAAACAATTACAAGATACACAAGAATACTCAGATATTCTTGGAACAGGTGAAGAGGCAGATGATTTAAAAAACATCTTGTCTACTTACAATAAAGAACTTCAAATCAACGATGCTATTGTTGAAGAGGCTCAAGAAAATGTTCCAGGAAGATATTGGGATTACAGAACAAACAATCTACAATATGTAGAAGAAGGAACACATCCTAAAGATTTAGATATGGCGACAGTTGCCAGTGGTACACAGTTTCCTAATGAACCAGCAGAATACACATACTTCTTACGTACAGATTATTCACCTTCTAGACTATTTCAGTATAGAGATGATAAATGGTACAAAGTTGAAGACAGTGATGGTGGTTGGGAAGTTGGACATCACTTGCATCATCAATTTATTAATAATGACGGTGTCGTTAAATTAGAAGATGGTACTGTAATTGCAGGTAAAGTTAATTTATCAAAAGCAATTAAACCAAAGGTAGACTAAGATGGCAATAAAACAAACTCATTTTTATGATGAACAAATAAGAAGATATATCTTACAGTTTATAAGATTATTCAGTGGGTTCAGCGTAAAAACAGGAAAGAAAATGAATGACGGTACAACTGATTATTTCATTCGTGTACCAGCACGTTATGGCGATATATCTCGTATGGCCGCTACTATCATGAAAGGTAATTCTGAAAATATAGTTAACTCTGCACCATTCATTGGATGCTGGATACAAAGTTTACAACCAGATAGAGCAAGAGTGCAAGAACCATTTTTTAACGATGCAGTATCAGTTACAGAAAGAAAATTTGATGAGAACCAACAAAAATATGTTAATGAAACAGGTAATAGATTTAATGTAAGAAGACTTATGCCTGTCCCTTATCTTTTAAATATGCAAGTAGATGTTTGGACAAGTAATACTGACCAAAAGTTACAACTTATGGAACAGATTTTAGTACTGTTTAATCCAGCACTAGAAATACAACACAACGATAACCCTGTAGATTGGACTACTATTACTACTGTAGAACTTACAGATATTCAGTGGACAACTAGAGCAATACCGGCAGGTATTGAAGACCAAATAGATATTGCAACAATGTTTTT